AGTTCTGATACTGGAACCGACTATTCCTCCATGTTTGAGACGAGGCAGGTAGATTCCAGTGTTTCGGACATTACGGCGAAACTGCAAGGAATGTTTGCCGTTTTCAAGCAGGCGTGGGAACAGAATGGAAAACCTGTCATTGATGCCGCGAAAGCTGCGCTTAATTCCGTCAAGTCCGTCATTTCCACGGTAGGCGATACCTTCTACAAGGTGTTCACCGGGGGTTACGGGTTTGAATGGATTACAAGCTGTCTGCACGTCCTACAGACCATATTCGGTGTAGTCAAGGCGATCAGCGACGCTTTTAAGACTGCGTGGAACGATGACAACAGGGGCTACAAGTACATCGCTTCGATATTCAGTATGATGTCCCGTGTGAATGAATTGCTGGCGACCATCGGCAGGGCGTTCATCAATGCGTGGAACAGCGGTGTAGGCGTGAAGGTTTGGAGCAATATTTTGAGTATTGCTACAGGCGTGAACAATGTTGTCGGCAACCTTGCGGAGTCTATTACAAAGGCGTGGAACAAGGCTGGACTTGGAGAAAGTATCTGGAAAGGTCTGTTGACGGTAGTCAATACGGTGCTGGCTGCTGTGAATCGCATTGTAACGGCTACTGAAAAATGGGCGGCTAACCTGAACTTTGAACCGATTCTGACGGCGTTCCGTGACCTGCTGAATGTGATTAACCCCGTCGTGGAGAAGATCACGGGCGGGTTGGCATGGGCTTACGAAAACGTCCTTCTGCCGGTAGGTAAGTGGACGATTGAAGCTGGTTTGCCGGTTCTGCTCGGTCTGGCAAGCGCGGCATTTGGGTTGCTCAATACAGTGCTGGATTCCTTGAAGGAACCGGCGATGTATATTTGGGACAACTTCTTAAAGCCCATTGGAGAGTGGACAGGCGGCGTTATAGTATCGGTACTCACTGGCCTGACGAATGTGCTGAAAGGTCTGTCCGATTGGATTGACCAACACAAGGAGGCTTTCGACGCCATTGTGGAAACCGTAGGAGCGTTTGTTGCCGGGTGGCTGGGCGCGAAAGCGGTTATCGGTATCATTTCCGGGATTACTACGGCTAGTTCTTGGCTTGTAGGAGGCTTGGCTACTCTGGCGGGTTCCTTCAACCCTGTTGTACTTGCGATTGAAGCTGTAATTGCGGCGGCTGTCCTGATAATTACTCACTGGGACGAAATCAAAGAAGCTGCTGGAAAGCTGGGCGAAAAGATTTCGGAAGTGTGGGGAAATATCACAACATGGACAAGCGAGAAGTGGGAGTCCATAAAGACTACTGTCACGGATGCTTGGGAAAACCTGCGCACGTCTGCCGAAACGAAGTTTACAGAGATCGGGAGTAAGATTTCTACGGCTTGGACGGATATTACCACGAAAGCTACGACGAAGTGGAATATCATCAAAAGCAATCTAAAGACAACGTGGGATACGATCAGCACGAATTGCAGTACGACCTTTACGAATATAGGCACGAACATAAGTAACGCATGGGATTCAGCTAAGACGAAATTCGGAAATTTTGTCAGTTGGTTGAATGATACGTTTAGTGTAGACTGGGAAAACGCATGGAGTGGTATCGTCAAAAAGGTCGGCAGTGCGTTCAGCACTTTGTACAATACGATAAAGCCGTATCTCAACAACGTTATTAGAGGCATAAACTGGTTGATTGATAAAGTCGAAAGCGCTGTGAATACCATCATAAACGGATTGAACAGTGCTCTGACAATTCATATGCCCCCGGTTTATGACGTGTTCGGCAAGGAAGTCCCCGGCAGTGGTTACGACATAAGTCCTAATCTGCATACCGTAAAGTGGGGCAGGATCAGCGAACTTGCTATCGGTGGCATACTGAACGACCCGACTCTGTTCGGCATGCTCGGCAACCGCGCCCTCATAGGTGGCGAAGCCGGGCGTGAAGCGGTTCTCCCGCTGGAAACGCATACAGAGTGGATGGACACGCTGGCTGACAAGGTTCGTGATGGACTTCCCGGCGCGGACAGCGACATGACAGAAAGTGTGCGACAGGGTGTGAGTGAAGCTACCGCCCGTCAAAACGACCTGCTGCGTGAACAGAATAACTTACTGCGTCAAATTCTTGATAAGGATTTTACCGCAGAGGTTTCCTTTGATGACTTCACGAAAGCGGCACAACGTAAGAATAGGATTTACGGCACAACCGTAGTTCCTATCGGATAAAGGAGGGGTATTTGATGCAGGACTACAATCCTATCCGTTCAGTAGACGGGGCGTCTGTCAAATGCCCCTCGTCCTATCAATGGAAATTGAGTGACGTTTCCGCAAGTGACGCTGGACGTACAGAGGACACGGTTATGGATAAGATGCGCATAGGTCAGTGCGTTCATCTTGAACTTGAATGGCAAAACTTGACTAACAGCGAAGTGTCTGCAATCCTCAAAGCGTTCAACCCGGAGTATATTCAGGTGTGTTATCTGGACGCGATGGAAGGTATCTACGTTACCCGAGAGTTCTATGTGGGTGACAGGTCTGCGCCTATGTACAACTGTGCGATGGGGCTTTGGAGTAACGTATCGTTCAATATTATACAGAGGGATGGTAAAGAATAATGTATAGCATAACCAGTGAAGCTATCAACCTTCTGAATAAGAATTACAGACAGGTTGTTAGGATTACATTCAGTGGCACACAGGAAACTATCACGCTGACCGAAGCAAATATCATTCAGGGCGGCTTTTCGATCAGTCGTGCGTCTGTGTCCGGGGAAAGACTGGAAATCGGTTCGGCGGTTGCCGCTGAACTGAAAATCCAGTTGGATAACAGGGATGGACGGTTTGACAATACCGTGTTTGAAAGTGCTGAACTCCATGTCGAAATCGGCGTGAAGAAGTGGGATGCCCGCGAGTGGGAAAACGCGATCATGCACTGGATTCCCTGCGGCTACTTCACGGTAGATGAACCTCCGAGGACGTTGCGAACGATCAGTCTTTCCGCGCTGGACAGGATGGCGAAGTTTGATCGGGTTGTGAATACTTCTCTGATTCAGTTCCCGATTTCGATTTCCAATCTGGTCAATCGCTGCTGCTCTATTTGCGGTGTGACGCTGGCAAGTGGTCAGTTGGTCAATCTGCCGAATATCAACTACCTTGTAACGGCGATGCCCTCCACGGAACAGCAGATTACCTACCGCAACCTGATACAGTGGGCGGCTGCGATCATGGGTACGTGCGCGTTCATTGACTGGGACGGCAAGTTGCGCTTTCAGTGGTATACGGCTTGCAACCAGTCTGTGACTCCCAGTATGCGGTATTCCAGCGATATGCAGGAAAAGGACGTTACCATAACGGGTATCGCCTTTACGGATTTGAACAAAACACAGTTCATATCGGGTACAGACGATTACGCTTTGGATTTGACCGGGAATTTTCTTATCCAACATGACCCAGATCAGGTAGTCAACGCTATATATCAGCGCATAGGCGGTTTTACTTACAGGCCGTATACGGCAGTAATTAAACCTTCTCCGTACTTCTTCCCGCTGGACGCGATCAGCTATGTGGATAAGAACGGTACTTCCCATACCAGTGTCATTACCAACGTTGTTACGACGATCAACGGCAACACGAAGATTGACGGTAAGGGTGAAACAACGCAGACAAGTGGATATGCCGCCCCAAGTGGCATGACACAGTGGCAGTCTGCGATTCTGGAACGGATAAAGACCGCTACAGACCAGAAGATTACGTTCCGTCAACAGGCGGTGCTTGAACTTAATGAGATCATAAGTAACGCACTCGGACTGTACAGAACCCTTGTTACTGACGAAAACGGTGGTGTGAAGTATTACTACCACAATGCGGTGACGCTTGCGAACAGTACCGTTATCTACACGATGAACGCCGGGGGCTTCGCGGTGACGGATGACTGGAACGACGGCAACCCGACGTGGCAATATGGCCTGACTCGTGACGGCAATGCCGTTATCAACGCGCTTTCTGCGTATAAGGTTACTGCTGACCTGATTGCCGTGGACTATACGAACAGCGTTCTTTCTTCGGCAAGTTCGGCAACCGACACGAAGCTGACCAACTACTCCACTACGGAACAGATGAACACGGCTATCAGTCTTTCGGCTGCTGGAATATCTGCGGATATTTCGCAGACTTACGAGACAAAGCAGGACGCGACTACGAAGCTGACCACGGCTCAGACCTACGCTGACGGTGTGGCGAGTGATGCGGAGGCTGCGGCAAACTCGTATACGCAGACACAGCTTACGTCCTACTATACGAAATCGCAAGCTGACGCGCAAATGTCTCTGACCATTCAGGGATTTAGCACTACGGTTTCGCAGACTTACGAGACAAAGCAGGACGCGACTACGAAGCTGACCACGGCTCAGACCTACGCTGACGGTGTGGCGAGTGATGCGGAGGACAATGCGATAGCTGATACGGTAACGAGGTTGCAGTCTTACTACACTAAGACCGAAACCGACAGCGCAATTTCGCAGTCCGCAGATAGCATTATGTTGTCCGTTTCGCAGACCTACGAGACTCAAACTGTAGTTGCGCAGGTGCGGAACTCCACGATTGTAAGCGATACGCTTCACTACCTTGCGACCAGCGCGAGTAGTGGGGTTACGACGAGTACAAGCGGATGGACTACAAGCCCGCAAAGCGTGACCGTTACGAACAAGTATCTCTGGACGTATCATACTTACACCTACGGTAACAACAGTACCAGTAATACTTCCCCGGTTATTACGGGTGTGTATGGCGATCAGGGACAGACTGGCCCGCAAGGTGGAACCGGGCCGCAGGGGGCTACGGGCACAAGTATTTCCGAAGTGATACCGCTGTACTACGCTTCGAGTTCTTCCACGGCTCCCAGTGCGCCGACCAGTAACGTCACGAGAACTGCTACGACTGCGGGTTACTGGACAAGAAGTATTCCTACGCTGTCCAGCACTTATCCTTATCTGTATACTTGCGATCAGGTGAAGTATTCCAGTAATACTTACACTTGGACTACGGTTGTGAAGGATAACGCGATTTGTGACCTGTCTACTCGTATGAACACGGCTGAATTGAAAATCACGGACAACGCGATTATCAGTACGGTGACGAGTACAACGGCTGGACAAAACGCTGTGAACTCTCTAATTGAACAAAAGGCAAGCAGTATTCGACTTCAAGCGAGTACGATAGCGTGGGATTCACAGTATTCTTCTATGACTTCTGCTGGCGTACTAACGTGTACTGGCGCAATAATCAATGGTACATTCAAATCGTCAACTACTAATTCCTTTGGTACATATAGTGCTGAATGGAGTAATGGAACATTCAAGTTGAAGTTAAACAATTCAACAATGTTTGAAATTGACGGAACAACTTGTACTACAGATGGCGATGGAAACTTGGAACACTATGACGTAAATCTGCTTGCCCGCAATGATATGTGTGTCAGACTATATTCAGGTTGGTATTTGGGCGTTGAAATTAATCCTTCGGATTCGAGTATAGTATTGGAGTGTAGCGATTTGTATGTGAGGAAAAATCATACGTCGTATTGTGGTCTAAGTGGAACTTACACTATAGGGAATAGAACAGTAGAGTTCAAAAATGGTATTTGTGTAAGTGTGACATAAGGAGGATTGACTATGGCACTCAAACCGATTACTGTTGCTCGTCGAGATTACATGGCGACCATTTGCGATGTAACGAACAAATCTGGCCTTCCCGCCTTTGTGGTGGTTGATGTACTGGAAAAGGTCTTGGCTGAAATAAAACCCGCGATGGATGCGGAAGTCAAGAACGACTTCGCCCGCTACAAGGCAGAGTTGGCGAAAGAAGCAGAGGAAGGAGGTAAAGAGAATGGCGACGATCATACGGGAGATAACGGTTGACGTTGCGCAGTTGAACCGCTTCGAGGCGATTGTTGCGAAGCAGTACGACAAATCGTCCCGATTTCTGAAAGTCCAACTGTTGAATCAGGGGATTCCCATTTGGGTTGAACCTACTGCCACTATCACGATCAACGCGAGGCGCAAGGACAATCAGGCGCGGGTTTTCGCCGGGGAAGTCAACAGCGACGGTACTGTGACAGTACCTATCACGTACTGGATGCTGGAACTGGACGATACCGTGAAGTGTGACATTTCCGTTATCATCGGCAGCGACGTTGTGCTGAAAACGACCCTCTTTGAACTGTTTGTTCAGGAGGCGGCGGCAGACGATCAGGCGATTATCGACGATGATAACTACGACATTCTGCTGCGTCTGATTCAACAGGTTCAGGAAACCGAAGAAACCCTGACCACGGAGTACGAAGCGTCTGCGGCTTCGATCAGGACGCAGTATGAAGCGAGTATGGCACAGGCCATTGAGGACTGTGAAACCGCCGTAGAAGCGGCGCAGTTGGTCACTGGCCCGTTCTACATCGTGGATAACGACAACCACAAGACCTATCAGGCGGCTATTCAGGTACGGAACGGCAAGCCTGTCATGATCTACGACGAATTTACGGGAGGCTAAACATGAGTAACATCTTCAACATGGTTTCCGAGGAAACCTTTATCGAAAAGCTGGACACCCAAAATGCCCTGCTTGCCGCGATCATGGAAAATGCGGGCGGCAGTATCAAGCCTACGTCGTGGGCGCAGGTGCAAACGCTGGTTCGTGCTGGCCTTGCAAGCCGGGTTTTCGCCATAGGCGACCAGTTGACCATGCACCGGGGCAACGCGACGCTGGTATGGGATATTATCGGCATTGACCACGATACCCCGACTGACCCGCAGTTCACGCACAGTATGACCCTGCAACTACATGACTGCTTCGACGGAACGCAGTTTGACAACAAGGAGGCTTTCTTCTTCTGCGAAAGCGCCCTTCCTGCCGGGACGTACAAGTTCACGGTTGGCGCTCACAGTTGGGTAAGCGGCGATGTCGGCAAGACCTTCCAGTTCACTTTGACTACGCAGGTTCCCGCTGGTGGTCAGCTTGTGTTCAACAACGCCTACAACGTTACGTTTGCCAATGCGACTTTGAGTTCCTATGCAAGCAGGACTTCCACCACGGCCCTTGAAACCGTCACCATGACCGAGGGCAGCGGCGGTTCTTCTCTGGGAACCTTCAACAACGAGATCAACGGCAACGTGAACTCTTGTCAGAGGGCGTTGCTTGGTTCCAACAACTACAAGGAAAGCGCCATGAGGCAGTTC